TCGAAGGTTGCCATGTCTCATTACATCTTGGTTAAACAAATCGGGTCCAATCCGATCAAACTCTGTTTTGTATCCTCCAATATATCGTTCGTACAATCTGGAACACACTGGTGAGTTGAAACCTCCGATCAACATAAAGGCGAAGACTCTGGTAAACGAAACGGCCAAATCTTCGACGGGTCCTTCAGGATGGAGCATGCCAAGCAGCAATTCACGATCTTCTCGGAAAAGTTTTCCTTCGCGAAGTTGATAGCCGATAAACTTGCGATCTTTAAGCTTGTTGGTCGCAATTACTTTTTCTGGTTTGATGACCAAACTGAACCGAGCAAAGACTTCGGCGGACAGATCGGAAACGCACAGATCGAGTTGTTCATCGGTAACTCTATTCAATTTGAAAGAAAAATCATCTCCGAGTACTCTTTTGTCGTAAAAAGGTACTTCAATGGATTTCAGGCACGAGGTGAGCGCGGTGTCGACGGCAATGGAGTTGACAAGCAAGGTAAGAAATGATCCACTTGGAACGCCGCCAAGTTTCTTGTAAACCGACCCATCGGGAAGACAGAGATGAGTGAAAATGAAAGCATCCAAAAGGTAATCGAAAGCCAAGTGTTGCCACTCTTCTTCAAAACCGATGTTTGGTTTCAAAACACGATGGAAAACGTCTTTGATAAGAAACCTGCACCTCAGGGAATCCCAACCAGAAATGTCAGTATTCGCGAACGAATCATCTGGATCTGAGGAGAGATAGTCGTTCAGACGGCGGATCGTATCCTTACCAGTCATGAACAACCTCTGATGGTGGAGGCCGGAAAAAATTTGATGATAAAATCCTCTGAAGAACATATTCTCCAAGATGGTATGTTCAATGGGAGCTACCCAAACACATCTGGTTTTGTTTTCATCAACGGGAGATAAGTGCCCACGAAGTGCTAACTTACATGGGATTTGATCCACTTTCTCTCCTCTTTTCCATTTTTCTATCATAGACTTAACGTTATCGCAGGCCTCTCTGAGGACCTCACCCTTTTTCTTTCCCGGAAAGTTAATACCAGCCGAAGTATTAAGTGGAATCTTGAGTGTCGCCTGTTCAGGCGAGAAAATTCCAACACGACGAAAGGAACCGGCATGAGAATCGAGAACGGAATCGTAAATCTTTTCGAACTTGTCGTCAAACAAATTTTGTTTGTAGACAGAAGGGCCGCAGTACTTC